CAACAATTCTCAAACAACCATCCGGACTGAGCTTCACGGGTACGATGGATGACCTCTCCTTCAAGACGTCTTCCGTCGCCCTCGACGTGATCCTCGCCGTCAAGAGCTCGTATGGCACGGAGAAGGTGATCTCTGAGACGTACTATCCCGACTCCAGCGGCACCATCACGCTCTCCGATCTCGGCGACCTGTTAGAGCCATACTGTAGGCAGTACGGCTCCATCACCGTATCTGCAGAGTATGCTGATGTGGATGCAGAAGGTACGAAAGGCATGTCCTATACCACTGAGCTCGGCACGGTGCTCTTCGGTACCGTGGACGTTCAAGAGTCTGCCAGTGCCTTCTGTGACGCTCACTTCCTTACGATCCTCAATGGCCCGAAGGAGACAGCCTATGGCCGTACCGAGTGCCTCTCTGCCTACAGCGCCACGTCACTGACCGTCACGGCCACTGTCTACAGCTCCACAACGAAAGCCACAAGCAGCAAGACCGCCACGCTCTCTGCCATCAACACGACAGGAAGCGTGTCGGACTTCAACGTTTCTGCATCCGCGGTGGCATCCGCCGTAGGCATCGCCTCAGGGGAGACGCTGCTTGGCTATGTCTGCACGGCAGGGAGCCGTAGTCAGGAGTATATCGTCATCGAGGACGAGATTCCGCCATCTCCTGCCATGTGCTTCTTGAACTCCTTCGGATGCTGGGAGTATATCTACTGCACCGGCACACATACGAAGGACTCGAAATATGAAAGGTCGTCAGCCCGTGTGAGCGGCATGACGCGCAACTATAAGATCACCGAGACACGCGAGTTTAAGGCTAAGACGGGTGTGCTCAATGAGGCTATGGCCGATTGGGCGGACGACCTCTTCCGTTCTCAGTCTGTGTATCTCTTCAACGGTGGCAAGATGGGCAAAGAGGTTGTCATCACCGACTCCAAATCAGAAATCACTAACGAGGACGACAATATGCCGTCGTTTGAATTCACCTGGCAATACAGCCAGAAGCTTCACAACATCATGGATGTCGAGCGCGAGCGCGTGTTCGATGCCACGTTTGATTATACATTCGAATAGACATGAAAGTAAAGGAACCGATACGCCTGAAGGACGCGCAGCTCTTCCTCGATGAGTGCGCCAAGAAACACGAGGCCGTGACCATCGTGGCACTCGCCAAGGACGGCCATAAGGTCGTGATGAACGACGGGTGGTACGTGACGAGTGGCCACTGGACAAGGGGAACACACAAATATCGCAGCATGAAGAGCGGTGAGGTACGGCAGCTCATCGACGTGCTGCTCTTCCAAGTAAACGGACATCCAATCTATATCTAAGTATGAATATTGATTCTCATATAATAGAGATTCCTTTCAACAGGACTCAGGGCGCATTCACGTCGCAGAACATCTATCCGCTGAAGGAGACGATGACTACGACGCCTGTCACCATTAAAGGCAAGCAGTACACGATAGTCAATTATGGCCAAAGCAACCAGATTCCCTACCGTCTCATCGAGGCAGTGGAGAAAAACTCGGTCATGCTGCAGAATAAGTACTTCAACCTGCTGACCGCATATGGCCATGGACTGGAGTACAACGACCTTGCCACGATGAACGACAAGGAGCCAAAAAAGACTACAGACCCCGATATCCGCCGTTGGATCATCCGTAACAACATCAAGCGGTTCTTTGCCGAGCAGATCGTCGACCTGAAGTATTTCGCTTTCGCCGTGTCGGTCATCATCCTCAACCGTGACCGCTCGAAGATCGTGCGCATCGTCCATAAGGACGCCTGCAACGTGCGCTTCGAGCTGCCCGATGATGACGGACGCATCAACCATATCTTCTTTGCCGACTGGGACGATAACGCCCAGCCTGAGGTAATAGAGATGGTGCCGCTCCTCGATGAGGATGATCCTATCGGCGACCTCTTTGCCCGTACACGCAGGGAGAAGGACGAGCTTGGCATTTTCAAACCGGACAATCAGCGTGAACACAAGTACGCCGTCGTGGCCATGATGCCCACGCCTAACGGACGTATCTATCCTACGCCGTGGTGGACGGGCGTACTGCGTGACGGATGGTATGACATTTATTCGCTCCTCACTGCTGCCAAACGGTCGAAACTGAAGAATGGGCAAAGCATACGCTATCATCTGGAGGTGAACGTGGAGTTCTGGTCTTCATTGGCACGCACGAAAGGCATCAGCGAGGGAACAAAAGAGTTCACGCAGATGAAGAGCGACTTCCTTCAGAACATCAAGGAATGTCTCACCGGCTCGGAGAACTCCGACAAGCTGATATGGTCGGACTTCCAGGCACTCGTCGACGGCAAGGAGAAGCACATGCTCAAGATCAATGTAATAGACACCTCGAAGGCCGGCAGCGAGTACAACGATGATATTGCTGAGGTCAGCAATATGCTCTGCTACGATGACAACGTGCATCCGAACCTTGCTGGCGCCAACCCCGGCAAGAGTCAGATGAACAACAGTGGCTCAGACAAGCGAGAGCTCTTCACCATGAAGCAGAGCCTCGAGACGTTGACACACGACTTGCTGCTCACCGTGCATCATCTCGTAATAGCCTATAATGGCTGGGAGAAGAAAGTGTATCCCGATGTGCCGATGATCCTTCTGACTACGCTCGACCAGAACACGGATGCCAAGAAGGTAAGCACGCAGAATCCGACAAGTGAACCCAACAAAAACGAATAACCATGGACATCAGTAAAGACATTACCAAGGAGCTCTTCGAGAAGTATGTGCCGGCTGCCAAGACTGCAGACCGTAACACGTCCGTCTTCAACCGCATGCAGCAGTACTTCGAGACTGGCCTTATTTGGCTACGGGAGTATATCTTCGGAGAGGCTTTCATAGCCCATTTGGATGATGAAGACATCAAGCCTATTGTGCTCGAGTATCTCTGCGTGAACGGCTTCTATCTCGCCATTCCATCGCTCGACCTCGTATTGACGGGAACCGGATTCGGCGTCGTCTCTACGCAAGACACCGCCCCTGCCTCCAAGGATCGTGTCGACCGATTGCGGAGTGATATGTGCTGGAAAGGACTGCTTGTCAAGAGCCGAATCTTCAAGCAACTCGTCAAGCTCGACGGATGGGGCGAGAGTCAGAACGCCATAGATGAGATAGCCTCTTTGTACTATGATCCTGAGATGCTTGCAAGGTTCGGTCCCGTTGATCCTGACCAGTCGATGATGTATAGCTGGAAGCGAGTTCTCACCTATCGACACGACGGTGATATGTCAGTGGCGCGTGAGATTTCTCCGGAGTACTATAAAGCGCTCCTCGAAAAGATCCGCACGAATAAGCTCACGTCCTACGACCATGAGCTGATGAACCATGCGCTCCGATATATCGCCGCCAGCATCGTGCAGCGCATCAATGGTGATCCACACATCGATGCTGCCATCTGGGGACTGCGCGACCACATGGAGCGGAATATCGACAACTATCCTGAGTACAAGGCATCGAAATTGTACCAGGCTTTACACGGTGAGCACTATGAAAACAAGAAAGAAGACTCAACCTTCTTCTTCACAGCGTGAGTTCGTTGCGAAGAAAATGTCGTTCAAGGTCCCGGAGTCATGGGGAGAGCTGACGCAAGGTCAGCTCCGCATGATCATCCGTCTCTATGTCATCTACGACGGTGACAAGGACGGACTGCTCCGGATTCAGACAGCAGCGCTCTTCAACCTCATGCACGTGACGGTAGACACTGAGTTGCCAGAAGGCTTTCTCTGCTATCAGCCTTCCACGGGAAAGAAGTTCGTGCTCAATCAAGAGCTGCTGCCATGGATGATGAAGCAGGTGGGATGGGTGACGCATCCGGAGCAGATGAACGTACGCCTCGAGACGATGCACGGATGCAAGGCCGCGGCTTTCGACCTGCGCGACCTGATGTTTGGCAAGTATCTCGAATGCGAGAACTACTACCAGGGATTCATCCAGACGATGAAAGAAGACAACCTCAAGTCTATGGCCATGATCCTCTATGACATGCCGGAGACAAAACACGGAATTCTTACGGAATTTGACGGAAAGGCCGTGCTTCTCTGGTGGAATGCCGTGAAGTACCGCTTCGGTCAGATGTTCCCTCATTTCCTAAAGCCACAAGGCAGTGACGGTGAAGGTGACGCCTCGCAGATGGAACTGATGAACGCGCAGATACGCATGCTTACCAAGGGTGACGTGACGAAAGAGGATGAGATCCTCAATCGCACATCGACACTCCGGGCGCTGACAGAGTTAGATGCACAGGCGAGAGAGGCAGAGGAAATCAAGAAGATGATGAAAAAGTAAAGGTTATGTTTGACGCGATATCATACTTTAAGGATATGACGGAGCAGAACAAGCTCTGTCAGGAGAAAGGGTTTCATGTCGTAACCATTTCGGGCCCGGATAATCTCGAAGGACTGTTAGATGAGTACCGTGACTACAGCCGCTTTGTGGCCGTTTCTGATACATCGACGGAGAATCTCTCATCGGATGATGGCACGTACAACTTTACGAAGCGCCGTGCCTTCACCGTCATGATCCTTTCCGCCTACGACTATCCCGATATGGATGCACGGCAGAAAGAGCTCGACCTTTGCCGTGAGATCTTCAAGCAGTTCGTCTCGAAGATCATCCACGACAAGTACACCTATGAGGAGCAGTATGTACAGTTTGAGACTCGTTCCATCCCTAACAAGGAGTTCGGGCGCTACTATCTCTCCGGCATGACTGGCTTATATTTCACGCTCTATACTTCGGAGCCTATTGACCTCGTATTTGATGAATCACAATGGCAGAACGGCAAATAAAACGGCCCGTCACGGAGGAAGACATCCGCAAATGGGAAAAGGATTGGGCAGATATGATGATTACCATCTGGAGGGAGCAGATTATGCGCCTCGGGATAGTTGACACCATGAAACTTTATAACAATATCACTGAAAGCATTGCGGTCAGTGACCAGATAGTCATCGCCCATGAGTTTATGACATATGGAATATATATGGCAGCCGGTGTAGGTAAAGGATATAAGAAAAAAGGTAACGGAGGTAACCTTGAAATCCTTGATCCTGCATATCGTAAAGCACATCATTTGGACAAGCCACGTCCACGTGGTCCTAAATGGTCCATAACGCATATGTCTACAGGTAAACCACGTAAGAAAAGAGATTGGTTCAGTAAAAAATATCTTCGCTCCGTTTATGTCCTCACCGAGACAGAGAGAAACTTCTACGGAGAAGCATATTTGGGAACAATGTCAAACGTAGTTCAAACCATTTTTGGAACAACAAGAGAAGAGCAAAAGTTCAATGTCTTGCGCAATTTCTGATGTATTTTCAACCCTACGGCATTCATAATAAATTTGCGATAAACAAAGAAAAAGATGACTATCGACGACATCATACAGGATCTTGAACAGATACGCGACGCCCGGCGGCCTTCAGAGAACACCGCCAAGCGCGTAGGCTCGGCGCTCATTGAGATGCTGCAGTATCTCAATGCCGATACCGACGAGTATCTGCACAAGAATAAGGATGATGTCATGAAAGGCCTGCTGACGCTCATGAAGGGCGCAGTGGTCGGAGACGGCAAGATACACATGAACCCTGACGGCTCCATCATCTGTGACAACATCCGCGTCAACGGATCAGCCATCTTCGATGAGCTCGTCTTCAACCATCAGAACGTGCTCGAAGGCGACACCTACTTCACCGACAAAGGTATCATCGACCGTGTGGAAGCGCTCGACGACGGTACGTACCGTCTCACCTTCCGCAAGGAGTATGACAAGGATATCATCTCCTTCCATGTGAACGACATCCTCCTCGGCAAGGTCAACAACCTCGACGAGGCAAAGACATACTACTCATTCTACTGCCGCATCACGTCCGTCGACACGAATGCAAACACCGCTACCGTCACTGTCTACGACGATGCGGACGTGCCGGGTGGAAAGAACTATCCGCCCGTGGCTGCGGCAAGAGTGATAAGATGGGGTAACTCTACAGATACCTCGAGGCAGTCGGTATGGTTCGTCTCTTCCAACGACGGGCGCTGGCTGTTCCTCCAGGGAGTGAACAAGCCTGTGCTCGAGGACTCGGACACCGGCTCCAACTATGCCGCCCTGTTCGGTCTGCCTAAGGACATCAACGCACTCCACAAGCTGCTCGAGAATAAGCAAATCGACAAGAACCTGCCTGTTCTCTACGCCCAGACGCTGCTCTACCAAAATCTTATTCAGGTGGACTATACCGGCGCACCTCAGTACCAAGCAAGAGACTGTGGGCTGTGGACGAAGAGCCGAAAGTATATCAATGGCTATGATGAGACGGCCAAAGGTTACTACAAGGACCGCGTATGGTGGAAAGGCTGCTACTGGGAGTGCGCCGTGGCATCCTCGACGGAATCGGAGCCTCGCTATGGCAATGCCGACTGGACGTGCATCCTCGGTGGCTCGAACATGGCCATCAATATCTATTCGACCTACGGGAACTTCTTCCCCATCGACAAGGACTGGCAGACGGATATCGTGGCCGAGGTATGGAATGCCGAAATGAGACTGAAAAAAGAGGAACTGACAAAGTGCACGATTACATGGACGCGGGAGAGCAGTGACGAGGACGGAGATACGGCATGGAACGCCAAGCACAAGTCGTTCACGGATCTGACGCTCCCCATCAGCTCCACAACGGATCTGCCGTCTACATGGACAGCAGGCTCGAAGGTTGGCTACCGTATCACGATAGTCTTCCCTGACAATTCACAGATTGAAGAAAGTTATTCTATAGCAGTATAGCAATATGAGAATGAAAATCAACGGCGGACGTGTGCTGAGCAATCCGCTAAGCTTTGCCTTCTCGATGCAGGAGCTCGGAGGCACTGCCATACAGAAATACAATGCGATAAGCAAGGCTTTCAGCCCTGACAGGAGTCTTACTCCTGCCATCTACAAGCCGCAGCTCATCGTCGATGACCCGGACGGCAAGATCACCACGGGTGACTACGCCTATGCCATGCGGAACGTGTCATGGAAGGTCACGGAAACGGACAGCGCCGGCAAGGCCGTGACGCTGACGAAAGGCACTGACTACGCATTGAAGGACGGGAATGTCATCTGGATCATGCGCAACGTGCCACTCGGCAACCTGCTGTCGCTCGACTTCCATGGTGAGTATTACAACGCCACGAGAAACGAGACGTCAGACTTCAACTGGCATAAGGATCTCGTATCAAACGAGGAAACGCCCTCGAACATTGCGCTGGAGCTGCGCTGTCCTCCGAAGATGAACTTCTCGCCGTTCAAGAACTACGGCAATAATGGCCAGTTCCATATTGAGGCGGTAATAAGGAACGGCGGCAAGGTACTGGACGCTGCCTTCAGTGTGTTCAAATGGCAGGTGTTCGACAAGACTGCAGCAAACTGGGTGGACATTGATCCTAACGACAACCTTTGGTATGTCTACGGAAAAGACTCGGGTACAATCATCATCAACGTACCGTATCTGCAGAAGGTTCTGCTGCGTGTGGAAGGTTACTCGACAACGGATCCGACACAGAAGGTATCAGCATCGACGCTTCTCCGCCGATGGTACGGCCAGTGGGATGACCGCTATGAGTTCGCATACTCGCAGTTCGTCACTGTAGGCACGACGAAGACGAAAGCCATTGCCATCATCACGAACAGGCAGGGTGACGTCACGAACGCACTGCAGTACTTCGACGTGCAGCTGTTCTACCGTGAGAACGCGCTGGCAAAATGGGAGAATCTCGGATGCGGTACGGAGTTCGAGATTGACCGTGAGAAGATGGAAGGTGAGCATCAGATCGGAGGCTGTACAAGGGAACTCTCCTGTCTGCTGCCCATCAAGACCGAGACGGGGAAGATTCTCTGCGACCCGTCAGGCAAGCCTTTCGTGGCACAGTTCCCGACATCAGAGATTGAGGATGAATAAACGCATAAGCTATGAATTACTATATCGCATCGGCAAAGCTCGCCGAGAGGCTCGGAGTGAGACAGCTCCGCTTCGGCAATAACAAGGACGGGTATCTCGTCAATCAGTCGGATATCGCCGTCTTAGGCATGGAAGAGGCACTCAAGGACGGTCTGAAGGCCATCACGGACAAAGAAGCAGAACAATTCAAAAAGAACTTATAGCCATGAACATTTCAGCAATTGATCATCTATACGGATATAACGACGGTGACACGCTCATTCCTGACATGGGTGTTGTATGGGCCAACGGTGAGACCGGCTACGGCGTTCAACAATACTGGGACCCGACAAACAAGAAAGTGATCGCAACGGATTTCACGAAACATCCGTGCATCTTTTTCCCGAAACCGTACTCCTCAAAGAGCGGTGACATCATCGTACCTGAGTCTGCAGGCCAGCAGTGGTACTTCAATGCCATCACGGACGAGGGAGGCATTCTCTCGGACGGTAAGGTGAAGGACAAGTACAAGGCGCTCTTCGAGGTGACGACAGTCACGCAGAACGGCAAGACGTTCCCGGCTCTGAAGATCATCGGAAACCTTGCGACGGAGGCAGATCACACCGACAAGACCATCTACTACCAGGGCGCATACAAGAAGCTCACCATCACCTGCTCGAAAACGATTCCTATTCAGGAATCTATCGGAGACACGAAGAAGGTGCTCATTTCTTGTGAAGGACAAGATGGTAGTGGTGATAATGTACTGTCAAGTGGTAATACCGGCAACGACTGGGTAAAGTTCACCGCTGCTCTTCAGCAGGCCGGCGAGACTATCACTGCAGACTCTTATACGTGGCAGCGGTTCTCAGCAGGCGCATGGAAGAATATGTCAACAATTAAGGACATACAGGAAGTGTCAGGCAATACACTGAAGCTATATAGCTCAGGCGTCGAGGGTACGGAGCTCTTCCGCTGTCTCGTCAAGTCAGGCGACCAGACGTATATCGGTACAGCCGAGGCAACAGATATTAAAGATCCATACTACATTGAAGTTGGACGTAATATCCCAAGTCAGGCCGTAAATGTAGGCGAGACTGTTAAGTACTCGCCGAAGGTCTACGACCGCAGCTCCGGCAAGGAGTCGACGGGATGGACGTTCACCTATTCGTTCACGGACAACGGAGGCAATGCCATCACGGATCTGACGAACGACAACCTCACGTATGACAACATCACGAAATACGGTGGCGTGGCTACCCGTATCGAGGCATCAAAGGCATCAGCATAATGATCATATCAGTCATTGATAAGCTATATCCGAAACCAAAGGACGGTAAGAACGGAACTTCAAGCCGCACAAGGTATGCCATCTCGAAGTATGACGAGACGGGCAATAACCTGACGGCTCCGTCCGACATCACCGCGCCGACGCAAGCATACGCTGACACGTCGGCCAATACGGTGAAGTATTCAGACTGGGGCGGATGGAGTCTTGAAATGCCGAAGCCAACGGATGCAAAGCCGTATATCTGGGCAGTAACCTATATTCTCGTAGATCCTACGAATGAGTATCTCGTCAGTGCCAAAGGTACAGAAGCACTGCATTTCTCCCGGATCAGCGGACCGAAGGGTGACAAAGGCGACAAAGGAGACAAAGGAGACCAGGGCGATAAAGGCGACAATGGCAAGAACGGGAGCGCCAGCAGAATACGATACGCACTCTCTAAAGTGACGGTATCGGCAGATGCCATGACACCTCCTTCAGATGTTTCTGCCCCGAAATACTGGGTTGGCAGTGGCTATCTCGGCATCTACAACGGTGCCACGAACGGCGACGGGTGGGGCGACTGGTCGCTCAATATTCCGACTCCAACTGAAGAGAAGCCCTACGTCTGGTCTGTATCGTACATGCTGATCGATGGAACGGACGAGTATAAGGTGAGGTGCGTTGACAACAACACCTTCCTCTATAAGCGCGTCACCGGTGAGAAAGGCGACAAAGGCGATAAGGGAGATAAGGGTGACAAAGGTGAAACTGGAGACGATGGAAGCGACGGCAACGGCATCCTCTCCGTCACGTCACTCTTTGCCATCAGCCAGAAAAAGAACATCACATCCTACTATGATATCAGCGGATGGTCGGAGACGTTCCCGATGCCTACTGCAGATAAGCCGTATGTGTGGAAATGTCTGAAGACAGTCTACACGAAGTCTTCCACGACATACTCTACGCCCGAGCTCATCGCTGTGTATTCGCCCGGCGTGAACCCGAACCTGCTGCGCAACGCCTCGTTCATCAGCCTCGACCGCATGAGTGCCTGGCAGTACCAAGGCGGAACAATCGTAGGCAATGGCCATAACGGAAGGAACTACTATCACACCGTCTTCAGCATGCGCAAGAGCGAGTCAGAGTATAAAGACACGCTGCTGCAGACACTGTATAAGAGTTGGGACGTAGAGCGTATCAAGCCGAGTAAATGGTACACGCTGTCGTACTGGTCGAAACAGGGTGCTGAGGATATGGTATTCTTTACGACGTTCAGCGATTATGGAAACTCAGATACGAGGAAAGACCTGTATCTCTTCGCCGGCCATACGTACACGCTCTATGTCAACGGAAAATGCACAAAAGGCACTGATTACAATGACCGATACCTAAGAATCTATATATGGAAAGAAAACAGCAGTGGAGTATGGACTACTGCATGGAGTCTTGATATTAAAGAGACATACACTGTAGAGAAAGAGCTTACCTTCACTCCTTCAGAGGAAGGCGAATACCATATCGAAGCCTATCTCTATCCACAAAAAGGATCAGACGGGAAAGACTATGGTACTGCTACATTGAACTTCTGGAGGCTTGAGGACAACACGCAAGTGGCAGCAAGTTATGTCTTTCCTTCAGCCGTAGACACGAGTGCCGGATACTACATCGATGGAAAGGAATATACGGACAACAATACCGACCTGCACTGTATCCTTACTCCGGGTTCATCGACGGAATGGCAGCGTCATGTCATCACGTTCAAAACGTTGTCATGGTTTGACTATACGAACGACGGAGAGAGTCTCCTGTTCCGACTCTTTTCCTCTCCGATGTCCGGCCAGAATGTCTATCTCGACATATGCGAGCCGAAACTGGAGGAAGGAATGTTTGCCACGGGATTCATCGACGGTCAGGAAGACCTTGCCGGAAAGCTCGGACCGATTGCCTTCCTCTCGGGAGAATGGAGCGCTGATAACACGTACACACGCACTGATGACCTGACGCCCGTCGTACATCACAATGATGCGTACTGGTATCCGAAGAAGAACGGATCCATAAAAGGTGAGGAGCCTACGGCCACATCCACGTCGTGGAAGATGGCACAGCAGTTCGAGGTCATCTTTGCCAAGATCGTCTTCGCAGCCTTCGCCAAGCTCGGCTCTGCCATATTCTCAGGTGACTGGATGTTCTCACAGCGTGGAAGACAGTATGACACAACGAAGAATGCCTATACGTATAATTACGATTACAAGCACTTCGACCCGACAACATACACGGAGTCTGATGACCGTGACTGGAGACCGTTGATAGCCATCGACTTCAAGGAAGGAATCATGAGAGCCATCAACATGATTGCCATCGGAGGTACCTTCCAAGACGCGGATATATCGGGAAAGTTGACAGCAAATCTGTTCTATGGTAAAACGAAAGATCTGACGGCTGTCAAAAGCTACACGATTGATCCGGTCAACGATCCTGCCAACTGCTATGTATGGAATGAGCCGGCAAGCGGTCACTATTATGTGAAACTGCCTAAGGCTTCAGACTATGACGGTCTCGAACTGTCTTTCTTTGTAAAGTGGGAACAGGCAGAGTCGGGAATACCAAGGCTGCATATCAGTTGTGTAGAGTCAACGGACCATCTGTACTGCAGATGCAGTGCTCATTATGATTACGGAGCTACTGAAACGAGGTTCATCCCAAGGTACGACAACCTTACAGTGGGATACACTGACTTTATAGGTACCTCGGTAACTGTATATTGGAACCAGTTCGTCAAATTCAAGAGCATGGGCGGAGCATGGTTCGCCATCGAAGGAGTATTCACAGGAGAATAATAGTCACAATTTAAATATCGATATTAAATAAATTATGGACGCACAAGAAATTACTAAAATCGAGGAGTTCCCGAAGGTGACGGATGATATCCGCATCTACGGCTACTCTCCCAGCCAGAACAAGACTGCTTACATCAACTTCGGAAAGATCCACAACACGGAGTGGTGCGGATGCCGATGGAAAGACGGCGATGCCAACCCCGAGGGCGAGCCTGTCGGCGACCTCGACATGCTCCGCTCGCTCGTCGATGAGCTCGGACTGGGCGGCTACCTCGTCACCAATGACCACAGCCGTAAGAAGCTGTCGGCTTCGAACCACCTCTATCTCGCCAATGGCCAGAAATGTGTCCTCGACGGCACGCAAGGACATTACCAGTGGGGATGGGGGCATGCCTTCTACTATTCGAACTGGAAGGAGAATGGCTACTTCTACGAGGCAGTGGCTAACTCACCCATCAAAGGCAGGTACAACTACTATATTCCTATCGGGTCAAGATCTGCTGCAGGCTATGCTGCGCTCAATGCGGATGGCACGGCACTGGTGTCGCTCGGCACGGCGACGATTCCGTGCGTCAACAAGCCCGTCACGACGCTGCAGACACTCGCACATAAGAACGGTGATCTGTGGTTCGCCTCTGAGCGCGTGATGCAGTTCATCACCGCAGCTCTGAAGCGTATCATCTTTCATAACCGGAATATTCAGGCAGCGTTCAACGCCACGCTGACAGCTGACGGCCTGCATCAGGGTGGTACAGGTATGGGCTACAGTGATTCAAAACCATGGGAGAATGGCTACTTGCCATTGAACGCCCTCGTCGAGGACGGTGACGCGCTCGAGTTAGGCACCTTCTCCGGAGACACGAAGATAAATGACGGTACGGCAAAGACAATCAATGTCTCTGCCATACCTAACTTCTTCGGACTGAAGAATGATTATAAGTATTTAGTTGCTATGAGCGAAAATTTGCTCATCAACTATACTGATAACTATCCGACACTGTATATAGATGACAGCGTAGGCAAAAAGTTGTTTGACCTAAATTCTATAGCAAATCATGAAGCTTTTCAGAGAGCACCATACAATAAAGAAGTATGGGCGTTCCCGAAAAACTTCAATCTGTCGCATCTGGCTTTCTGGGCTTCTGAAGATGGTGGAACGGATAGTACGTACTATTGCGATAGATCATACTTCCCGAATTTAGCAAGTGGCCTCCGGGGCGTTCTCTTCCTGGGCGCTGCTGACTCTGGGGGCCGTGCCGGCTCGTTGTGTGTCGATGGCGGCGGGGTCGGTGCTGCCCGCGTGCACTGGGGCGCGTTCCTCTGCGAGTGGGCAGAAGCATTCGACACGAAGCCAGTGTTCGCGAAGTAAACTGCGAACAAGAAAACAAGGAAACAAGGGCGCGAGCGCAAGGAAACAAAGGACACCGGCGCGGAGCGCCCCGATTTTTTTACCGCGAAGCGGTCGACAAAATTTTGAATTTTGCCATTTTGCGCATTTTGTGCAAAATATATTTGGGAAAATCAAAGTTTGTCTTTACCTTTGCATCCGCTTCCGCATCTGCGCGGAAGCAGGTAGAATCTTCAAAAGTGCCTCCGGGGCGTTATCTTCCTGGGCAATGCTGACAATGGGAGCAATGCCGGCTCGTTGTATGTCAATGGCAACAACGGGGTCGGTGATGCCAACGTGAACTGGGGCGCGTTCCTCAACAAATATCCATAAGAAGATGAGCCTTCGCCATCGCGAGAACATATAGAAAGATGACATTGAGATAAGTAGCTTCGGCCAACATCATACGTGCCGGGAGAAATTTGCAGACTCCCATCAGAACCATAGACCCCGTCGAGATCCCGTAACCCTTTTTAGCACCTTGTAATGAACACAATTAAAGATACCGCAGAAACGGGATCCAGCCACACGGCTATAAGCAAAAGGTTATCTACGAGCGCAAGCGCCGAGTCCTCGCCAAGGCTCCCATCGTAGACCATGTAACGGAAGCCGCCGGAATCCGTCCCTATGAGAAACAGTTATACGATTACTCGACATGGCGGGCTCCTGCCGTCAAGCCGGGTCTCGGAACGCATGCCTTCCTTCGCTTCCTCCGCAACGAGCTTTACAGAGACTCTCAGGATGAGAATCTCTATTATATACCTATGGACGCCCATCATTACTTTCCATTGATGGATCATACCATCCTCAAGCAGGAGCTGGAAAGGAAGATCCGCCCGGGAAAACTCCTACGCATGCTCTTCAAGATTGTAGACTCCTACAATCCCG